TGGTCTTCCAATACCTAGGTAATATACTTCATTTGCTGTTTCAGAAAATGATTCTGAAAATTGTTCAGCGTTGTTTAATCTAAATTTGTTTGTTATAATTGCTGGCATTTATTATCCTCTTTCATATATTTATACTAAAAATCTTATGTATCTCCAATTCTCTTAAATATAAATCCTGTTCTCATATAAGACGAATTTCCTTTTAAAGCGTTACCACCCATAGTACCACCTTGTTGAAACTTGACTTTTACATTTGATGTATCTGATACATCAATTTGTGCTTTTATATTAGCGGTTCCATATTCTTGGTTATCTGTTTCTTCGGAACTTAATGCTATTTGGGTATAAGTTGAATTATCTGTTGTAACTGATATAGCACCTTGTCCATAACCTTCTGAACCTGAAAAATTAAATACTCCTTCTATTTCCCAAATACCAGTAGATGGAAAAGTAAATACACCTGAAGATACTGACATAGCATCCCCTATTCTTGTATATCCTGTAACAGCACTTTCTGATATATTAGCAGTAATATCTGCTAAACTAGAATTACCAGTTAAAGCTGTATCTGATGTTAATAACCAAATTTGTGAGTTTGCTAAACCTTTTACACCTTCTTTAGGATTAACGGTTATCGTACCATTCATTGCTGGGTGAGAAGAACAAATATAATAAACCGTTGCTTGATCGTGTGGTACTTCCCAATATAATGTACCTCTATTTTTACCTTGAGCATTTAAACCAGTTGATACGACACCTGATTCTGAAATGTGTGTCAAACCTTCTGTTATTCTATTAGCAGATACATAAGAGGCACCACTTGAAGTTTGTATTACAAATGGATGTGCCCCACCTAAACCATTTAAATTAAATGCGATTGTTTGACCTTGTCTTGTATATATTGTTGGATTATTATTTGTTCCATAATGTGATTCAAATCTATAATAACTTGAAGATGGACCAGTTACATCTATCATAGCAGTTGCACCACCAGGAATATTAATAGTTTTTTCTGCACCTGTACCTGAAGCGGTTACACCTTCACCAACAAAGTCTAATGTTGTAGCAGCAGTTGATAATGCTGAACCTTCTTCTTCAATTGTTAATGATGAACCACCACCTGAATTAGCAACTACATTAAATCTACCTTGTGCTGAAGACCATTCTAAAATATATCCATCAGCAATACCAGATATATTGACATCTGTATGTGAAGAAACGGAAGAGTTTTCATCTAATATTCTAACCCAACCTGCACCTGAAGAATAGTAAGGTCTATTACCTGTACTATCATAAGCATACATTCCAACATAAGTTGAAGCAGTTGGTAAAGAACCATAACCTGCAAAGTCAAATCTTGCTTTTGAACCTGCACCAGTTAAGTCTATTGTTCCTGTACCCGATAATGAAGATGTACCTGTTAGGTTTAAATTTGCTGTTGTAGATAATGTGCTACCTAAATTAACTTCGGTGTCACCTATTGTAACTGAATCATTTTGTAAACCAGAATTAGCAATACTACTTGCAGTTATAGTTATTCTATTTGCGGAAGCAGCAGTTGTAAGTCCTCCAGCACCAATTATTTCAAAAGTGGATCCTAAATCAATATCTTGTTGTTGTGCCACTTGGTCTTCAATAACAATTTTGTTGTTAGTAAGTTTGCTGTTTTCAATAGAACCTGCTAATTGAGCATTTGTAATTGTTCCTGATAAAGAACTTGTAGGATAATTTGTTGCGTCTGTTAAATCAAAAGCAGGAGTAGCATCAACACCACCTAAATTAAGTTGTACACCACCATATGAAACCGTTGAATTTGCTAAAGAAGTATTAGCAATATTATTAATAGTATTTGTAGAACCTGAAATTGTTTTGTTAGTAAGTACATCACTAGAATCTTCAGTTACAACAGCACCGTCAATAGCAATAGAAACTTTATCTGCTGTTACGGAAGTTGTAATTCCTGAACCACCTTCAAAAGTTAAAGTATCACCTAAATCTACTGCTGAAGTTTGAGCACCATCACCTGTAATAGTAATAGTTGAATTAGTTAATTTTGTATTATCAATACTTGACAATGCACTATTAGGAATATTTGTAATAGTATTATTACTGCCATCTATTGTTTTATTTGTAAGAATTGAAGTAGAACTAGTTGTTATGTAATCACCAGAAAGTAAAGTTGTACCATCACCTAATACACTATATAATTCATCAAAATTTTCGTTTATCTTGGCAGCACCTGCTCTTAAATTATCACCTGTTCCGTCGTTAGCGGCTGTTCCTCGGTTAATAGTTTGTTTTGTCATTTCTTTATATCCTACTTGTTTATACTATTTATAAACATTCCTATGGGGTTGTATCATCAAAAGATAAAGTTGTTTGGGCAAAGTTAGTAACCGTATTATCAAAAACATCCTGCGAAGCAGCAAATTGCGTAGGCATTGCAAAATTTGTCTTTAATAACTGACCATTTGAATCTGAAGTTGCTAAAAATATAGCACCTCTTCCATCTAAAGATGTTCTTGTTCCTTGTATTTTTACATTACTTAATTCTTTAAATGTTATTTTACTTCCACCTGCATTTACGCCAAATATTGTATTTGCGAATCTGTTTAGTGTGCCAAATTTAGGTCCTGCATATGCGTACCCTTGTTTAACTTCAACACCATCTATTGTTTCTCTAGGTCTACTTGTCATACTAATTTCAATAGGTGCTCTAGTTAAAGTTACATCTCTAGTATTTGAAGTAAACGGATCTCTATAATCATCTCCTGCGGACATTTCTCCTTCAACCATATTGTCTGATCTTAAAGTTGTTCCGTCATCTATTGTTCCTAATCTTCTACCAAAAACGGTTGTAAACAATACATTTAATATTTCAAATAATGGAGTATCAATAGCACCTGATACAATACCAACAACTGGCGCTCTAACTTTTGCACTTAATCTACTTTGTAAATCAACTTGTCCTGTAAAATAAAAACCTGCTGTGTGCATAGTCTTTTTAAATGAGTCTCTCCAATCATTAATTGATTGACCAACTTTTAGTACATAAGAAAAATCTTGGTAGTATTTACTATCTTGTACTTTCATTGTTGCTTCAGATACATAACCATCTTCATTTAAAAACTTACCATCTGTATCTGCAACAGAAACTACATCTACGGTAGCACTAGCAATATCTAATCTTGTTATAGTTGCTAATCCACTACTTGTTGATGTTATCTTTTCACCTAATATAAAATTTTGTGATTGATCTTTTACTTTTAATATTTGTCTATCTGCGTCAAAACTAGCAAGAAATCCAACTGCACCTGAAGTAGCACCTGTAATAGTATCATTAGCATTAAAGTTACCTGTTATTGATGTTAATAACATACAATTTCTAAACTCAATTAAAGGTGACGGAGAGTTTTGATAACCTTCTCCTAATTCATTTGTTTTTAATCCAATAACTCTTCCTATATCTGTACCGTGTGCTAAAACATTTGCATTTGTACCTGAAGATGTTATGGTTACTTTCGGTGGTAAATTATAACCACTTCCATTATTAATTAAAAATATATCTGTTATATCATTTAAATCGGAGTTAGTAGCACCTTCCATTACAATTTTACTTCCAGCGTATTGATCTCCTCTACCAGTTTCATCTTCCATTAAAATATGTTCAGCACCTGTTCCGTCTTCTCCAGAAATACCACCATTAACAACAGAAACAAATCCTTCTGCATTAACACCTTCAGTTCCTGTATTATCAAAAACTAATTTATCTCCTACTGAATAACCTGTTCCTGCATTGTCTATAACAATTTCTGATACTGATCCTGAACCTATAGCACTAATAGCAATATCAGCACCAACACCACCACCTGATACATTTAAGAAATCACCAGTAGCATATAAGTTACCGTCATTTGTAATTGTTTTTGTTCCAGGTATACCTGTAATATTTGCTTTTATAAAAAAGTCATCTGTATCACTAGCAGTACCAGTTATTTCTTCTCCTATTTGAAAAGTGCCTGTCATAGAGTTTATATTAAGTACAAATTCAGAAACTTCTTTATTTGCAATAACAAACTTTTTAATTGATTCGATAATAGCAGTTGCACCTGTTGTTGAACCTGTTATTTCTCTACCAACTAAATTAGTTGTATCACCAGTAATTGCTATTGCTCTTAAAACTTTTTGTGTGTCCCATTGTCCGTCTGATACACGCAACATTTGTGTTCTAGGATAAAATGTTTCTGATACTTGATTAAATAGTATTCTAAAAAATAATTCGTGTCCTGCTTGTGTACCTTTTAATCGGTACATTGATTTAATATTTTTAATTAAATTTCTTTTGTCTAATCCATTTGTTAATTTTTCAGGTATTGTTTTTAGAAACTCATCTCTAAATTTTGTTAAGAAGTTTGATATAACTTTGTCAGGATCTCTAAAGTTTGTTAAATCCTGAACCGTTGATACAGGATTAGGACGATAATCATTAATTACTGCTTGAGCATTTGAATCATTACCTACTATAATTTCATCTTTATGAAATTTGTCTTGTGCTGATATATAAAGTTTACCATTTGTTAAATCTTCAGCAAGAACTTTTGCAGTTGCCTTTGATACAAGACCTGTTATTGTTTCGCCTATTGTAAATTTACCAAATACGGTATCTTCGTAAATTATTTTATCACCAGCGTCTGATTGTGTTTTTTCTGAAGTTATTTTTGAACCGTCTAATAATAAATTATCAGATAAACCTGTTTCGTTTTCTAAAGTTATACCATCGGTATTTTCAATACTTGTAACCTGCAACATAGCAGATTCCATAAATTGATAATAAGTTTTTAAAAATTGAACGAACTGAGGATGGTCATCAACTACGAAATCAGGTAATTGACTACTAATAAGCGTAGAAATTTTGTCGTTAAACTTTGCCATAGTGTTTAGTAACTAGAACTTGTAGTATATCCTACTCCTGCCTCGGAAGAACCGCCGACAAAAGTATCTTCAGAAACATTTACAATTGAATTTTCAATATCTATTTCTAAAATTTGATCTCTTACAGGAACAACATCATTTGAATTAGGAGAAACGGTTATCTCAACTACACTAGAAGCAGAACCTCTAATATTAGAAATAGAGGCAACATCTAAAGAATTAAGAGTAATTTGTCCTGTTGCATAATCAATTGTACCTTGTGTAGAATTTTCTACCGTTTTTATACCACTTACAAGATAATAAAGTCTAACATTACCTTGTCCATCATCATCTAAAAACATTTCATTATTATTACCAGATATTTTAAATCCACTAGACGATAAAACTGATTCGTGTCCTGAATGTGGATTGTAAATTGCGTTTCTAAAGTAAATATCATATTTTGTAGATGAATTTAAAGTTGGTGTAAAAGTTTTTCTAACTTTAACGGTTGTGATGTTTGATAAAATAGAATTATCTACATTATCTATTATACCCATAAGTTTAGAGTATCTAAACACACCATCAAATGCTGTTAAAGTATTTGTATTATAATCTGTTATTGCGTCCACAATTTCTGACTTTAAAGTATCTGCTGTTTTAGCAGTTGATTTTTTATCATACTTAGCATTGACAACTAATATTACTGAAGTTATAATTGGGTCAACTATTTCTGGTCTAACTGAAGCAACATTATAAGATTTTAATTTTGTTACTATATCTAATTTTGTAGCGTTTGTTAAAGGGACACCTGACTGACCTTTGACTGCAATCTTAACAACACCATAAACAGGTGTTTCATCATCTTCACCACCCCAAGCACTTATAGAAGTTGCATTAGGATAAATTGATTTAACTAAAGTTTCATAATCAGTTGTTGTAACTGCTCTGTCTTGTGATGTATATTGTAAAGGTGCATTAAATCTAATTGACTCTTTTGATTCAGGATCAGAACCACCTTGTGCTGATGATTTAGTTACAACGGTTACATCTGAAAATCCACCTACTGAACCTTTTGCTGTAAAATTTGCCGTACCGTTTGCGTCTGATAAATTTGAAACTATGTATTCTAAAATTACAATGTTACCATCTGCTAATTTTTTACCTAATATACCATCTCCAAAGTAAACTTCAAATTTACCTGTATCTGTTTCTGATAAAAAATATGCCTTTGATGTGTCGTCTAAAGATTTTAATCCTGATGCTAATGTATAAACTTCTTGTGTTGTATCACTAATAGAAGTTTGTACGGTTACTTTTAAAGTAGATGTATCAGCATTTACATTAGGAATTATAAATCTTTGGTCAACATCTGTACTATCAACCGTATATTTAAAGTTAACTAAAGTACCTTCATATAAAGTTACATTTGAAAATCTATAAACACCATCAACAGGTGACATTGCAATATCTTCGTTAGTTACAAAATTATATTCTGTATTATCTATTGTTGCTGAAAAGGATGTTCCTTTATCCATAGTAACTGAAGAACCAGTAGCATTGTTTAATGTTATATCAACAACAGCAGTTGGAGATTTTGCTGAAGAAGGAGTATATCCTAACATCTTTGCTAATGATACTACATTTTTTCTAACATCAGCAGAGTCAAGGTACATTTCATTTGCAACCATATTAGCATTAAATCCTAGATAGTGTGTGTTGTATGCTAATGTGTCTAATAAGACAGCAAAACCTGAACCTTCAAAATTATAATCTGAAAACTCTGGTTGATCTTGTAAGAATGCTTTTAAATTTGATTTTATTGTGTCAAAATCTAAATCTGATACTACGAATTTATTACTTGCCATTTTATCTTAATCTTTCTAAAAATGTTTCTACTTCTACTGGATCATTTGAACCTATAACATAAAATATAATTTTTAAATTGTAACTATTTCTATCAATATCAGGTTTTGCTAAAACTTGTTCTAAATTTATTCTAGGTTCAAAATTATTTAAAACTTCAGCAACTTTTCTTTGTAAATTAAGAGCAGTTAGTGGTGTCATTGGTTCAAATAACATACTTCTAACATCACTACCTATTTCAGGATGAAAAGGTCTCTCATAATGATTTGTATTAATCAAATTTCTGACACTTCTTTTAACTGCCTCTACATCTGTTAATTTATTAACATCATTTGTAATAGGATTACGACCAAAGTTTAAATCTAAATCTTTATAGATTCTATTTGCTCTTTTAGAGTTATTAGTTACTGAAGCGTCATAGTTTGCCATATCTCTTATATTTATACTCTAACCAGAGAAAACATTAGAAGAACCTTTAGTCATTTGTCCTGCGTCTGTACTATCACCTACTCTTGCAATTGGTAATCCACAAACTCTAACCGTTGTACTACCAACATTTACATTTGCCACGTGAGGCGCACAAGGTGGTGCTGGTGGAAAAGGATGTGATACCGTAGGATCAGTTTGTCTAGCAATTAATATACTATTTGCAAAAACCGTACTTTGTCCAGGTGTATCAAGTATTGTTGTTCCAGCACATATATGTCCTGTGCTTAATTGATCGCCTTTTCTACTAACTGCTGGCATTATGCACTTCTTCTATCTGCTTCTCTTTTTGCTTTTAACGCTGCTCTTCGTTTTTCTACTATTATTGATTGTCTAATTTTTCTACCTATTGGGATTTTTATAGAAGTTTCAATTTTTTTACCTTTTTTACTGATAAATTCAACTCCTATAACATCATCTTTAAAATCACCTTGAACAGACATAACTGCCTTTTTCAAACTCATTGATTCTTTCTCTTTTTCTTCACCTGCTTCATTCCAAAATTTAAATATTCTCATTTTTGCCATAATTTATGCTCCATTAAATGCTTCAATGTCTAAAATGTCATTTTTTTCGTCATTTTCGCAACGACAATGTGTACAACAAAGAGTTTTTTCTTTTTCTCCGTAATTTTGATAACAATTTTCGCCACAATGCGATTCGTGTCCACAATTTAGACAATTTTTTGTGTTATTACTCATAAAAACTATTTATCCTAAAATTGGCAACGAGTTTTGTGTCGCAAAATCTCAATTTGAGCAATTCCATCAAGTGATTCGCTCATTGATTTGCCATTTCCTTCAAATTCTGGTCTATATTCGCAATTTTCTTTGATTTTTTGACAATTTACGAGAACAAAAAGAGAACAAAGTAAAAAAAATGTGGTTTTTTTCATATTTTTGGGATTTTTTGCTTGCAATCGGGTTGGTTTTCCTGTATATTATTTAGTATAAGGAGAAAACACTATGATAAAAGTAGAAAAAAACGCAAAAACATTAGACGAAGGTATTAAAAACCTTATGTCAGGTGCAAAACAAGACTATGTAAGAATGTCAACAATGGGTGGCAAGGAACTTACTGGTTATTCTAAAGAACAAGTTGATAATTGGGATA